TCAACTGCTGCGATTTGGTCGCGAGTTGCACCTGTTGCATTTTCGAGAGCTGCTGCAAGGCGAACCTGCGCTGCTTCATCTTCAATGGCTGCCTTGACTCCATCGATTGCGAGTTTGCCTGCATAGGCTGCCGCTGCCGCTGCTGCCGCTGCAAAGGCTGCTGCTGCGACCTTGCCAAACTTCTCAATCTTGCCCCCGAAGCCTTCGACCTCGGTTGAGCCTTTATTTAGATTCTTATTAAAGTCATCGATGTCTGCAATGAGTTTGAGGGTTAACGCTCTAGTACCTGTTGCCATTATCCCCACTCTTTCAAGATGCGACTAAACGATGCAGTCCATTCACTGACAATGTAAGGTTGAATTCGGCGAAGTGTTGGATAAATAAACCAACCCTTTGAACCGCGACCTTCACGCCCTGACCAAACTGGAAACTGCTTATATTTGTTTGAACCAAACTCTGAGCCGCCCCAAATTGTTTTGGTCGTTGCTCCACCGCTAAATTTCTGAGCTGCGAAACCGTAAGTGATTTCGCCAATCTTTGATGACTTCTTAACCTTTGCACCTTCGGCGATGCGACCTGCTACGGCTCGAGAATTCAAACCGTTAGCAGTGCCGATCACCTCTTTGCGTGCATACTCTGAGAGAGCGCCTGACTGCTTTCTCGCTTCCTCAGTAGCAGCTTCATCCATGTTCTTAAGCGCCTTAAAAACGCCACGAAGTTCGGTCTTGTCAAATGCTATTTCAGCCTTTGCCATTTCCTAGCTCCTTAAGTATTTCTAACGCGGTAAGAATTTCCTCTGCGGTTTGCCATTCACTCATCGGGATTCCTGTTGCCAGTGCTAACTGGATCAGGACTCGGTTGATGCTTCCTGGCTCGAAACTTTTGGGTGTGCATCCAAAACGGTCACTTCCGCAACTGTTTCCATCCAAACCTCAAACGCCTTAACTGGCTTGCCACCTGCTTCACGCTTCGCCGCGTTATACGCTAGAAACATTAAGTCCCAAATTCCGATGGAATCCTGAGCCTTGCCGATGGTGTTGCCTGTTGCTTTTTCCCACTTAGCCCACTCAGGAGGTTGTGCAACATAAGTTGCTTTTTCGCCTGAGTTGAACTCAATCAGAATTGGCAGTTTCATTTTGTGCTCCCGTTTCTATTTTTTAACTAAAGGTTTCGACTACTGCGCCCTTAGATACTTTGAATGTGAATGATACAGTCTGAGCATCTGTTCCTGCTCCACCTGCGGTTGGAAATTCAGGCATAATTGGGAAAACAAATTGAGCGCCTGTAGCTGCAGTCAATGTAACTGAAATGTCTGTATCAGGTGCAGTTTCTGCTGCAGTCCAAAGTGCCTCGCATACTGAGTTAGCCTTGCCCCAGTCTGCAAGCATTTCAAGTGCGAATGTGCCTTCGAGGTTAACTGTTTTGTACGCTTCGCCATCAAGTGTTTGATAAGTTTCACGAACATTTGTCTTTGTCAAAACTGCTGATGTCGCTTGCGCTTCGATGTCTGTTCCACCTGTGAACGACAAAGAAATGTCGCGACCTGTAATAACAACGGTTGCCATTTTATTTATCCTTAGTTTGTTTGTGTGTAGTAAGTGGAAACTCGAACATCGGACACCAAGCAATTTGATGGACCGACTTGAGTAACTGTAGGTTTTTCAACTGCCTCGATCGTGTACCCAACAGGGATAACGGCGAGAACGCTCATGATTAGCTGCTCCAAATTGTCCAGTGATGCTGGATTGGAGTTGTAAGCAACCGCAACTGAAATGACCAAATTGATTTTGGTGTGCAAGGTTGATTTGTTGATTGTTTGTAATTCTAAATAAGGAGAGTCCGGAACTGTCACGCAAAACGGCACTTGAGGCGCTTCGGGAACATAGGCATAAACATTAGCTGCAACGCCTGCTAGGGCAGTGGCTAAAGGTTGACGAACATCCGAAAGAATCGTTGAGGCTGGCATTATTGAGCCATTGTTTCAACATCGAGGTATTGACCGAGCAACCCCGAAACTCTGTTGAATAGTGACCGCCCGAGTCTATAAGGTGAAACTGATGTAAAGTCTATGCCCTCGATTTGTCCACCTGGAGCAATTCGGGATTGGAACACTTCGACTGCAACTGCCAAAACGGCAGATTCGACTGCTGGGACACCAACATAAGTAGCTGCACCTGAGAGGGTTGCAAGTCCTGATGGGATGACATTGCGCTCAAGAATATCTGCATTGGTAATAGCAACTGTGAAGTAGGCAGTGAAATCTTTGTAAAGTCCATCAATAAAAATTCTTTGATTTGAGTTAATGACAATATCGTCAAAATCTAAATTGCTTGATTCTAGGATCGTAAATGTGCCATTGAATGGCGAACCGCATCCTGTAATTACAACGCTTTGACCCTCTGAGAAATTATTGTTTCCGAGGACTGCATAAGTTGCAACATTGTTTTCAAGCTGCACTTTGGAGATAGGCGATGCGTACTTAACGAGCATCGGCAAAATTACCGCCTCGCTAGTATCTATTACATCTGTTAAATATGCGTCCGAGTAGAGAGAAACACTAACGCCCAAAATACTGCGCAGTTCTGCAACTGTGACGATCGATGCCATTAGTGTTCCTCTCTGTTAAACGGCTGAGGGGGAGATCGGGAGCAACCTCCCCCTCATGATTAGTTTGTTATTAAGCAACCATGAAACGGTAAGCGCCTGCGCCAAGTTTTGTCGCAATTGCACCGTAACCGTAGTAACCAACTTGAACCTGACCTGTTGAGATGAGGTTTGTCTGTAGTGATAGGCGAGGTGACTCGTACCATGTGTAAGCCTCAGGGTTGACAATAATTGCAGTGTTGTCACCGAGTCCTGAGCCATCTGTCAATGCAGTTGAAACGCGGAGGTTTAGTCCGAGAAGGTTTCCGCGAATTGCAGTTGCAGTTAAATCTCCACCTGCGTTTTGTGGGTTAATTGTTTGCTGGAAAATTGGACGGTTTGAACCATCAACTAGTCCCATCAATGCACCCCATTGTTCAGGAGATACGATGATGTTTTGTGCAAAGCCGAGTGTTCCCTTGTAGATTGAAACTGCTGCATCTGAAACGAAGTCTGCAACCAAAGCGCCTGTTGTGAACGCTGCGCGGTTTCCGCCATCTGTTCCACCTGCGATTAGTGCAGTTCCGACTGCAACATCAGTTGCCTTTGCGTAAGCAAATTCCATTTGACGAACTAGTTCCTGGAAGAACGCTGGTGATGAACGATCTAGAAGTTCTAGTGAGAATGTCTGTTGTCCGATGAACTTTTGAACATTTACTGAAACAAACGCTGAGTTCATGTCTGTATTTGATGGAGTTCCACCTTCTGATGCAACTGCAACAGTTGGAGCAACAGTAATCTTTGGAATCTCGAATGTCATACCTGCATCAGGTAGCGCACCGCGAGAAATTGAGTCAATGATTGGGCGATCAGCGTTTGAAATGCCGTTGATTACCTGAGTTAATTGGCGAGTTGGCACGAGTCCTGCGTTGTCTGTTGTATCTGCTGCTGCAGCTACGAACATGCGTGATTCTTCAGAACCTAACTTTGCACGAACTGAGTGCTCGAGATAAGAAGCCTTATCTACGATTGGATTGCGAACAGTTGTTGAAATGTAAGGTGCTGTTGCAGCCTTTACTTCAACCTTAGCAGCCTCTACCGTTTCTGCGGCAGATGCTTCTGGAACGGTAGTGTCTGACACTTGTTCTCCTTCGGGATTGGATTGTGTAACTTCCTGAGATTCCTCAGAAACTTCGGGTGTATCTACTGCAGCTACTTTCTGCACTTCTGCGCCTGGAATAGCGCCTGATGTTACGAGTGAAACCTCAACTAATGCTGATGATGAAATTGCCATCACGCCATTGTCATTTGACCAATCTGCAACTTGAACACCGACTGAGAAATCTGATCGTAGTCCCGTAGCAGCTTCTTCAAGCGCATCGTTTCCTGCAGTTGTTTTGGCAATCTTAAATGATGCAGTAATGCCTGTTGCATCCTGTGACCATTCAATGAGTTTGCCGATTGGCTTTGTTTGCTCATGTTCTAAAACTAGTTTTGTGTCCTTGCCCAATGTAATTGAGTTT